GCGCGACGGCGGATGAGACCCTTCCGCTCCAGGGCCAGGATGTGGCACATCGCACCGTTGGGCGAGCGGAACCCAAAGTGCTCCATGATCTCGCGGACGGTCGGGCCGCAGAGCGCCGTGCGTTCGCGGACGAAGTCGAGAATCTCTCGCTGGCGGTCGGTGGCGGGTGGCTGAATCGTCTCGGTCATAGATCCTCCTCCTTGAGTTTCATTCCGGCCGCAAGCGCGGCGACTTCCTTGGGGCTGCGGTACGGTGCAGGGCGGTACTCGTCCCGCCATGCCGTCGGGGGCGGCTTCTCGTCCGGCCGCCTACCTGGCTCGCGGTGCGTCCCGCCACGGTCCTGCGAGCGAGTCAGCCAGGACACAAGGAAACGCCGCCAGTTGCTCTTGTGGGCCTTTGCTGGGTTCGCCCTGAGCCAAGACGTGGCTTTGGCGAGTTCTGCCGCCAGATCGCACGCTGGGTACGCCAGACGCCATTCCTGCCTGTCGGCGTCCGTGATGCCCGCCCACCCTGCGTCAGCAGTCCACGAAACGGCATCGGGGGGCTGCGAGCGTTTCCGCCGCTTCGGCGGATCGCTCGTAGCTACCGGCGCAGCCGGTTGTATTGCTTCTTCTGTCCTCTCCTGTACTGTCCTCTCCTGTAGTCCGTTTTTTTCCGGACATTTTTCGGACAAAGTCCGGACATTGCGGTTTTCCACGCGTTTTTCAGCCTTTCTGCGGGCGTCTTCTAGCCTCGCCTTGGCAGCTCGGGAGAACCTTTTGTCCCACCCGTTGATGACGAGTGTGCCGTTTGAGAACGTCACCCAGCCGACACGCTCAACGGCAAGCCAGAACGCTTCGTCACCGCCAGCCACGGCACCAAGGCGGGCAGGCGTGGCCCGGATCGTGCCGTCCGACGAGTTTAGCGCAGCCCATGACCACAACTGGATGAGACGCCAGCAGACCGCCTCAACAGGCAGCCCGGTTTCGTCCACCAGCTCGAGCACCTCGGGCTTCGTGCCCAGGTTGCAGTCAAGTGGAATCCATTCACCGGCCATTGGTTGCCACCTTCCTGCTTGCTATCAGCGCCCGCACCTTGTCCCTTGCCGCCTCGATTGGCCGCAGCGAGTCACGTTTGTGTGAATGCTGGAGGTGTTGGTAGTCGCCTACCCGCTGCACCGAGTAATCAAGGGAGTCACGGATTACGCGAAGGTCTTCAACAGTCAAGTAAACGTCTTGTGACATCAGTGCCATACTTAGAAATCAACCTCCACCATTGCGTTGTCGCACACCTGCATTCCTGTGCCCTGAAACATCACGAATCCTTGTGGCAATGCGTCGTACTTAAAGGCGTAAAACTTGGTTCCGTCTCCGTTGTCCTGAACAGACCACTGCTGCCGCATGCGGCCCTCAAGAACACTTTTTTGCGTGCTGAAGTACCAGCTGCGAAAGACAAACAAATCCAAGAATCTCCACGCCCCGATGTGCTGGCCGTCAGGCGTTCGAAATCCATACAGCGCATGCGTGCCGTGACCGGCCATGATTTTGTCGAGTTCAGTTTGGTATCCGTTTGAATACGATCGGATAGTGAACTCGTCTGGATACCGAAGGAAGTAACTGTGGTCACGGAGCCTGCATGCGACACGCGCAGACTGTGCGCCGCTAGTGTTAAACCATCGCAGGTCTGTTGCACGCTCCGTGTCGTCTTCGTGGTCGGCTGCCGACACGGTGCAAAAGCCAACGAGCATTCTGGCCTCACCTAGCAGGGCGTCAGACCACGCTCGCTGCCGCCTATAGGTTGCCGTCATTAGTCGGCCTCCTTTCCCCACACATCAAATCCTTCAATCTTTCTGCGATTGAAGATGTCAATGCGGCGGCCAGCGGTGACGCGGCGCACAACGTCGTAGAAATCCTCTGGCTTCTCGCTGTGCTTCCCGCGTGATGCTGCAAAGCAGACGGGGAAGGCTTTGGTGTCGATGAACTGAGGCGTGCCACGCCTGGCGTAAATAGCGAACTCGCAGTTGTATTGCGGCAGGCCGAACGGCTGGAATCCACCAGGCTTGTGCCAGACAAAAGTGCAGACGTACTTGAATCCCCATGCGTCAAGAAGCCGCAGGGCCATCGGAAGAAATTTGTGCGTCGTCCAGAGCCAGAGGTGGCAGTCGTCGGCAGTCGGCATCTTCATTGATGCCAGTTCGCCCTCCTGCATCGTCGGGTATTCAAATGCCACCTGATTCGGTGCAACGTCTCGCTCGATCTTTTCCATAGGCCACGGAGGATCTATGACGATCACGTCGTACTGGCCCGCAAGTTCCTTGGCCTTGCGGGCCTCGACGTTCTCAAGCTTCGCGACAACCTCCGCACGCTTTTCTTCGCGGATCACGTCGGCCATCTTCTTCTGGCCCTCGATGATTTCACGCGCCCGTTCTGGGGCTTTCTCAAGCAGGGCTGCGGCCTTGACGACGGCAGCCCTTGCTGGGGCCGTTCCTGATGCAACCCGTCGCTCAATCTCAGGGTCGACTGCCTTGAGCTTGTCTACGGCCTCGGCAACCTTGCCTGCGTTGCGAACCGTTTTCTCGCTGACGCCATGTTCTCGTGCGATCTTTTCTGCCGTCTTTGGGGTGGCAACTTTTTCCACCCCAAAATCGCGGCCAGTCCTTCCGCCTTCGGCTTTCTTTGCGCGGTTGTATCGCCGCCCAAGCAGCAGCGTGAACGCATCAGGGTGTAGATTCCTGCGGCCCAGTTGGTTTCGGTCCATCCAGTCCGCAGCGTCGTCGCGGTTCTTGAACGACATTTCCTCGATGTCGAACGGCAATCCCATCCGCGCGCAGATCTCGTAGCGGTTGTGGCCGTCGAGCAGCGTGAGCGTTCCCTTGCTGGCCCACACCACTAGCGGATCTCGAGCACCGCCGTGCTCAACAATGTTCTCCTCCAGCTGCTGCCGCTCTTCAGCAGACAGCGGCGGAATCAGTGCGGCGAACTCGGCGTCAACGATGATGTCTTCAAAAACCTGCGGCATACGTGTGCCTCCTTGCGTTGTGTTTTGAACCCGTGCCTACCGTGGCACACGCGTCAAATCACCTTCCCGCGTCGCGCGTACCAATCGCGTTTGAACAAATCGAACGAGCCCTGGTGCCCGTCCGTTCGCCAGTTGCAGTAGGCGATAACGCACTCCTCAAAGTCGAGGTCGCGCGTCGCCTCGTACTTGGCCTTGCGCTCAGCCAGGTCGTCGCGTTCCTTGTCTTGCAGCCACTGCGGCTTCGCCATCACGCAACCCTCCACACCGTGGCCATCCGTCCGCTCGCCGTACGCCTGGTCCCGGCCTCGACCACCAGACCACGCCGTGCAAGTTCAATCCGCCGTGGCCGCTGCGTGGACGGGTTCATACCCAAACGGGTCTGCATCTCTTCGTCGGTCAGCCCGCCGGGCGTCGCCTGGAGCAACGCGAGCACCTGACGCTGTAGCGCGTTCAGCGTCGTGGGTGATAGCGAGTCGGCCGCCTTGGCCGAGGTGATCGAGCCGTTGACGCTCGGGGCTCGCTGGGCAAACAGCGGCAGATCGCACTTCGCTTCGATGTAGACGCCCATCCGTGGTCCTTTCGTCTTCCGTGTATTTGCCGGGTTACGCCCGGCGCGGTCGCATCACGCTGGGAGGTAGCGCTGCGACTGCGGTGGTTACTCGCCACTCACCGCGTGGCGACCAATGCGGCCAGGTGAGCCGCTGTGGCAATGGCGTGCCGGCTGTGTCAGTCGCTCGACTCCGTCTTGGCTTGGTAACTCCTCCACCCCGGCGTGGCCGGCGGTGGCTCGTGCTTCATCTTGAGGTCGTGGTACGCCTTGAGGCTCGTCTCCGCAGCCTTGCGGCAACGTTGCGCCTCATCACGCATTCCACTGGCAACGGTCGCCATGTCGGCTTTGCCGTGCTCGCGGAGGTACGCGACAACGTCATCGAAGGTGGGCCAGCCGTTCACGACGTGGCCTCCGTGGCGGCCGCCTCGTGGGCGAACTCCTGGCCGTTGTCCTCGGGCTCCGACTCCAGCCACTCGCACTTCGTGTCGATCAGGTGCACGAGCTCGTTGCGTTGGGCCTCTGTGAACGTGCCCTCCTTGTGCCGCTGGTTGACGCGATCCCGCAGGGCGGCCAGCAGCTCGAGGCTGTTCGTCCGCTGCACGGCGAGCCGGGCATTGGCGACGGGATCATTCGTGGCCGAGAGGGCCGGCGGCTGTGCCGTCTGCTGCGCGTGGCTATCAACGGCTGTTGCAGGGGCGTGGCCGCGCTCCACAGCCGCCGGGCGACTCTCGGTTGTCGTGAACTTCGGCCGGACCACCACGGGCTCGCGGGCCGGCTCGTGCTGGTAGTCCTGGGCCTCTTCGGCCGTGATGAGCCCACGCAAGGCGTCGGCGAACGCGTTACGCAAAGCGAAGCCCCTGGCTCTCAGGGTCAGCATGCGGCTGCTGTATTGGCTCCACGGGCCAGACTTGCCCCACAAGCCAGCTTTTTTCGCGTCGGCCACCGAGAACAGCACGACGGTAGGGGCCGGGTAGCCACGCCGCTTGGCCTCGCAGACCGCCACCAGTCCGTCGCCTTCGCCTTCCGTGTACTCGCGGACGTACTCGCACACCGGGCTCGACAGCACCAGGGCCAAGGCGGCGTCGCCCCAGATCGTCGGGCGACCGTTGATAACCGCAATGCTCTGCAGGCTCTGCATCGGGGACAGGCCCACCTCGCTGCCGTGCTGGATGGCCAGCATGCAGGACTCGGGCTTGCCCCGGAAATCTTTGGGGGCGAACTCGCTGGCCGAAACCATGCGGGCAAACTTGAAAGCATCGTCAAACGATTGGAGGGCAAGTCCGCCTGCCCGCTGGGTGCTGATTTCCGTGCTCATCTGTCGCGTCCTTTCGTAAGAAAACTTGCGTCACTTTTCTTTGAAAATCCCGCTCTGCGTCCTGCTCGGCGGGTGGTTCTTGCGTCCTTGCTCTGGTGTCTCCGACACCACTCCTTCCACCGAATGACTCCGTCTTCCGGCGGTCCTGTACGTGCGTGATCCTTGAAGTTGGGGGGAAACGTAAACGGGGGGGGGGGGGGGCAACCCCCGTGCCATATCCGCCGTGATTTTTGCGATCAGAACGGCACGATCTGGTCGGCCGTCACCGCGTAGTGGGCGTTGCCAACGTCGGGCACATGCCGCCGGACGTGGTAGGTGTCATCCGTCAGCACCTCGACCACGACGCCGTTGAGCGTGCGGCCCTTCTCGATCCAGCGGATCCTGTCGCCGACCGCGTAGGTCGTGACCAGCTGCCCGTCAATGAGCCGCGTGGTGCCGCCCGAAACGGTGTGCTCGGGCATGGCGGCGACGGCGGCGAGATACTCTTTTTCGTGAGCGTCCATGTGGGGGATTCCTCCTTGGGTGGCGTAGTGTACGGGCGTGCAGT